GTATCCGATTGTGTATTTTGTGAGGCTTTTGCCATCTATTATCCGTGATATTTTTTCATATATTTATCAAACTCACTCCAATCATCTTTCATTTTTTCCATTTTCTTAGCTACTTCAGGATGAACTCCAGCTTTTTCAGCTGCTTTGATGTATCTATCTGCTACACCCTTTTGTAATGATTTGAAAAAATTATCAACTATACTAGTAAGTAAACCTTCGGAAATTTGTTCTTTGTTATTTGCCATATCTTTGCATGATTTTATATAAATATCATATAAAACAAAAAGTTAGGAGTTTATTTTCTCCTAACTTTACTATTTGCCTTTTGTATTTGTTCGTTTTCTTTCTTTTTAATTTCCAATACTTGGTTAAGATACATTCTTCGTATATGTAATGGTAAATTATACACATCACCGAATGTAAATCCTCCACCACCTTGAAATACGATAAAGAAAATTTCATCGTATATTTGTTTTTTGTAATTAGGCGGTAGGGTAAAAAAAGTCAATCCCAAATGGGATATCTAGCGCCTCCGTTTCGCCCGTAACTTCTGATGTAAAATTAAATTTCATATCCAAATCCGGTGAAATACTTCTTACATATGCTCTAAATGCTTTTACATCTTTAGCTATAAATTGATTGATAACCCAATTGTTAACAAAACTTCTATCTGAATTGTCATTAACCGCTACAATCATATACTTTAATCTTGTTGTTACTTCACTACTATTAACCTTTCCTTTACTCAATCTTTCCATTGCTTTAATATCATTGTTAATATCTTTTTCATCTTTGTGAGTTAAGAATTTAAATGTAAGCTTTGTGTTAGATGGTAATGTAAAATCGTATCTATTCTTTGGTGATAGTAAACTATAATCTACATCTTTAGTTTGAACTGCCGTTAAATCAATTGTTACCTTTTGTCTTTCACCACTAAAAGGGTCTGTGATTTCTACATCATATTCAGGACCATATCCTAATACTCTTGCTGCTAAGTAAACTGCATTCTTATCACCAACAATTAAATCATCCGAATTAACACCTTGTTGAACGATAATTGATTCTAATAACTTATCTAATACTAATCCTTTGTTAATTAAGTTTGTATCAGCTAAGATATCTTCTTCTTTTGCTGTAAGGTATTTTATTTCTAATGTACCTTTACTTAATGGATTTGTAGAATCATATACTTTACCTTCTGATGGTAAACTAATAACCTGTGTTGGAAACTCAAATGTTGCCGTTGTTGTTTGTTGTGGTTGCGTTGGTGCCGCTCCTCTTTGTATTTGTACGTTTTCTTCCATAATAACTTTTTGTTTGTTTTATATAACTATTTGTTTTTTAAATTTTTATTCTTCACCACCTAAATCATATGTATCTTCCCACTCTTTTACCGATTTTGCTTTTCTTTTTTTGAATTTTTTATTAGCTTTTAAATCATTATTTGTTTGGGTTGTATATGGTGGATTATATGTATTATTTGTATAACTCCAAGCACTACCACTTGGATATGTATACGCAGTTGAAGTTGAACCAAATCCAAATGGTGGATTAGCTATTGTAATAGAACCACCACCAGGTGTTGTTGTTATTGTTGTACCATTTGTATCCGGTTGTTGGCAAGTTATTTTATATGGATTATACGGGTCTACATAATGTGGATGTTGCCAAGTAGGGAACGGGTGTGTATTTGGTGCAGTATTCGGAACTCCAAATGGAAATCCTATTGGTTCTTCATCTTTAACCTCTGCCAATTTATCTTTTAACAAATCCCATTGTTTTGGAGTGATATTAAATTCATGTACTCCCTCTGTGAATCCTTTTAACCAAAGGACAAATTCTTTTGATGTCATAACATATATATTTGTATATATAAATATAATGAAAATAAAAAAGGGAAACAAATATTGTCTCCCTTTTCTTTTATATTTTTCTTTAGATTAGAATTCTAAGATTGCGTAATCGTAAGTAATTGTTAATGTAATCATAACTGGTTCATTTGAACTCCAGTCTACATCACCAAATTCTGCTGAACTAATGAATGCTCCTACTAATTTCCATTGTTCTACTTTATCACCCACAGGTCCTAACATATAGAAATCGATATTCTTTTTATAGAAGTCTGCATATCCGTCTCTACCAGTGATAGATTCGTGTCCACTTCTAATCCACTCCATTACCGATTGAGCACCACTTGGTACAATTGGGTCGTATAGAGTGATAGTGATATCAGTCCAATTAGATTTTCCTTTAATTTTTCTCTTTAAGTTGATATGATCTAATTCTACTACTTCACTTTCGATTTTAGGTCTGTTTGCAGTTTTAATCATGAATGATGGAATACCATCGATTTCCATTATAAAACGATTCGCTAACTTTGGTTCAAAGTTGGTATAAAATATCTTATCAAATGATAGTACGTCAGCCATTGTTTATTCTCCTTTACTTATTATAAGTATTTCTTTTTTTAATTATGCGTTAAAACTTGCCCCAGTTGGTAAGATGTTGAAATCAATTTGAATGAATTCAGCAGTCTTAGTTGGTTGTAAAAATATAGCACCTTTCATAATGTTTCTATCAATTACATCTGGAGTATTATTAGTATCATCCATTACTACTTTGAAAGCATATAAACCTTGCTTCTGTTGGATTCCTTCTAAGTAAGGGTTAACAGCGTTTAAGAATTTATTTCTTGTATCAGTTGTATTTTGTTCGAATACTAAGTATCTACTTGTTGAAGCAATGTATTTCTTAACTGTGATTAACAATCTTCTTACATTGATTCTATCTAAAGCTGATGGCTTAGCTTGCAAAGTTTTTTGTCCGTAAGCACTAATACCTTGTCCAGGAAATTGTGCGATTGGATTTACTCTACCTTCGTATAGTTCATCTCTTTCAGCGTGAGTCAATCTATTAGTTACCGCTACGGCTCCCATTAAACCACCTCTATTCAAACCTGCTGGTGCGAACCATTCTGCTGCTAATCTATCGTTATTAGCGTAAACTGCTGGCATAATTACTGAAGGTGGAACTGCGATTAATTTATTTGTATTAACATCAATTGTCTTAACCCAAGGATAATAAACACCAGCATAGTTTGTATCTAATCCTGATACTGCACTTACAGTTCCTGCTATACTATTTTCTTGTCCTGCTGCATCCATAATATAAAATGCATCACTTCTATTTTCACAAAGGTCCATACCTAATTGTGCCACATAAGGATGTTGTTCATAAGTTACACCAGGTAATACTAATAAGTTAATATCCCACTCATCTACATTTGATAATGCGTTTAAACATCTAGCATATGCTGCACTACCACTAGCAGTTGCACCACTTAAATCAAATCCTTGTGAGTTTGTACCTACAATATCAATACCTTTATAAGAAGGTGTTGTTGGATTTAAACCATCAAAACCACCTTGGAATGCAATTGTAAATTGTCTTTTTGTAATTTCACTTGCACTTGCATTTGAAGTTAATGATAAACCTACTTGTGTATCTAATCCAAATGCTACGTTAGCACCCGTTGCTGCATCGGTTGGGATTGGTTGTAAGTAAAATACGTTATCCGAATTTCCTTCTAAATCAATACCACTAAATTTAGTTGCTGAATCTTTTGAACCAGTTGAGTATGTTACTGCTGGAACTAAGTTATCATCACCATCCGTTGCAAATGGGTTTGTATATGCCGCATGTCCGAATGGAACTGCTACAACAGGATTTGCATCACTTGCTGCCGCCATTTGAACTCTAATATATTTAGATTTGTTGCCCCAATCACCAGTTATAGTTATTTTACCATTACTATCGATTGTAGTTTTACCATCACCAATTACTCTTGCGATGTAATTAGTTGCACTTGGATCTAATGTTACGTTGTTATATTGCTCTAATATTGTTTGTCTTCTATCTGTATCGTTATATCCTCTAACATAAATTGAGAAACTACCATAGTCAGAACCATTGATATCTCCCGCTGCTTTAACGTTTCCAATAGAAATTTTGAATCTCTTATTTTCTACATTACCATCTGCTAATGTTTCAAATTGGAATAAATCATATCTTTGACCTGCAATTAATTGAGATTGAACATATGGAGTTGTTGCTGTTGCTGCTGCATCATAGTTTGTAAAATCTTGTTCAAATACAACTACACTCATTGTTGTACTACCATTGATTGTTAAACCATGGTTTTCAAAGAATGTATGTGTATAAACACCTTTTGTACCTTTTGGAGATACACCAAATACATCATCAATAGATGCAGTTGAAGATGCTACTACTGAAGCGGAGTATCTATTTACACCAGTACCGATTACAAAACTACCACTTGCACCACCTGCAAATACAGATGTTGATAATGCAGTTGCTGTTCCAAATAAAGTACCTACGATTTTAGAACCACTACCAGATGTTTCTGCTACTAAATAAGCTGCATCTGCATCGATATATCCACCGATACCTGCTACTCTACAAATTGTTACTACACCAGCTTCTCTCAAATAATTTTGAGCAGTTAATTCTGTGTAATATGTACCATCCGCGGCACCGAACACATCCGTTAATTCAGATTGTGTTGTTATGATTGTTGGTTTGAATGCTGGTCCTTGTTTGAAAGGTCCTACGATTGCTGCCCCAATTTCACCTACACCTTGTGCGATGAATGATAAATCGTTTTCTCTTGTAAACACACCAGGTGATACTAATTTTTCAGCCATTTTATTGTTTCTCCTTATAAATTATGTTATAATATTCTAATATAAATATACAAATTTAATTGTAAAAATATATTATTCTTGTGTTTTAGTTGTAAATTCACCGGTAGTAGTATCTAAGTTACCATCTCCGTATTCTTTTTGAATTTCACTTAAAACTGTTTGTTCTTCTATACCCAATCTTGCTAACTCTCCAAACATTTCTTCTTCTTCTGTTTTAAGATTAGTTTGATTGATTTTGTTTTGTCCAATTAAAAAAGTTAGTTCGTTAAACTTACCTTTTAATTCATTAATTTTTGCTAATTGCTCATCTTTAATTTTTGCCATAATCTTTATTTATTTGTTCTATATATAAATATATATTTTTTTACTCAAACGATATTATAATCCGTATCTACCTTTTAAGTTATTCCAAATGTTTCCTATTTCAGTTGCATTTAATGCTCTTTGATAGAAGAAGAATGAACCTAACTCACCAGTATTGTTTTGCATTAAATAAATATCAGCTGTACCTGTTGTAGCTGCTGCTGTTGTTGATGCTGATGTTGCTTCTGCATTATTATTATATATCTTAGTTGTACCTGCACCAGTTGTAACCGCAATCATTCTCCAACCGGTTAGGGTTTGTGATGTTGCTGATGTATTTCCGTTTGGTGTAGATGTAAATGCAATTGTTGTTGAACTTGCATTTAATGTATAATCCGTACCCCTGCTTAATATATTACCTGCACTATTTTTTACAAATGCTATAATAGTATATCCATTTCCAGATGTTGTATTAAAGTTTGTATTACCTGTACCACTACTTAAACCATTTTGTTTAATACCATATTTACCACTTGCAAATGTTAATGAT